TCACCTTTAAGTCATATGGAACCTGACCATAGATTACCATTTACAACTGCAGAATCTGATATCGTGGAATCTGGTAAGTACGAGGGGCTAACTCTTAAAGCTAAAAAACCAGCTGATGGAAATTCATTACAAGAGATAATGAAGAAGAGAAAGGACCAACTAAGTGAAAGAGAGCAGAATATTATAAAGGATTTAGAGCCTTTACAAGCTAAGTATGATGACCCTGACACTAATATGGATTTAATGGCAGGTCCTGTAAATCAATTTAAGAGTGATTTGATTGATAATGAATTACTTAATTCAATTAGAAGAAAGTTGGCAGAGAATCCAGAGGAAAAGAAATTACAGAATGAGTATAAAACGTTAAGAAAAAAATTAATTAGAAAACATCATGCTGATAAAGTTAGTAGAGGTGATAATCCACCATATAATGAATATGATATCAGAAATGCAGATAGTATCGAAACTAATGCAATGATGAAAGCTCATAATTTTTATCATCCTGATGCTAAAACAATTACTGAATTAGAAGGCGGAGACCCATCAAAGGGAATTCCACCAGACCCACAGTATTATGATAAAGTTAAGGCTTTTTGGAAAGGAAAAGGAATAGATTTACCTGAGAATAAGGAAGATATTGATTTCACCCAACACCCGTTCAATAAAACTTTAACTGTATATGTACAAGCTGGTAGAAGTCGAGGTGGTGCAAAGAGACGAAGCAAAGGCCAAGACCATGAATATATGATTCAACAGTTTAAGGAATTTAATTACTTTGGTAGTTCATTAGAAGATGATAAAAATCAAGAAGAAGTGATTGATGATGCAAGAAAAGAAATGAACAAAAAATTAGATACTAAAAGAATCGAAATATTAAAGGTTCAACTAGCAGACCCAAATATACAAGGTAAAAAAAGAGAAAATAGACAAAAAGAGTTGAATAGCTTGGTAGCTATCCATGGGGAATTATAAGGATATACCCCTCCTACATAACTCTAATTCGAGGTACATTACATTTGGTTAATATTTTAACATTTTGGTGAAAGTCAATTATATTTATACATGACCAATTATAGGAGATAAAGAATTTATGCAAACTCAGTTACTTTGTACTTTTACTACAAAAAGCGAGATTCAAAATACCTTACAATTAATTAGAGAAACATATCACATAGTTTACAACTATATTTATGTTCTGCAAAATAAGGGAAATTTGGATGAACTTTTTGTTACATACAATATAGATACACAATACAGACCGGAGAAGCCTCTGAGTGATACTATATTGGTGCATAGAAAAAAACAATCTAACACTCTCTATACAATCAATGCACTTAACGAATTAGTAAAAGAAGAAAATGGTGGTGTATTGGATAAAAAATTCTCTATCGATTGGGATAAATTCAAAAACTCAATCATCGTTACCAATGTAGAAGGAACAAAGAAAATTTCTACAAGAATCTTCGAGGTAATAGAATTTAATCAAAAATAATTCACTTTTTGCTTGGATATATCAAAAATATTTCGTATATTTACTATGTAAATAAGTGATATGTTAAAAAAGACAGTTGAAAAAATAGTTAATGAAATCTTTCCAAAGATTGAGAAACATTATGGGTTCTCAAAATTCCAAGAATGTACTCCTTATGTAGAACTTCATAAAAATATTTATGAAAAGTATAGTGGTGAGGAAGGTGCTCAAGGTGAAGAAGATAAGTGTCATGCTGAGTATTGTTCAATGTTGAATGAAATCACAATATACTATCCTCAGATGAAAAGTAGAAAGATGGTTATCGAAACTCTAATTCACGAATACATTCACTACTTACAATCACCAAGTTGGTTCAAAAGATATTACAATATGGGTTATCATTATAATGACCATCCATATGAGTTAGAAGCAATAAGTTACGAAAAAGATTATAAATTATTTATTTAAAACTTAAAATTATGGAATTATACAAAGTAATGAATGAAACGAATTATCCCGAAGAACATACAACTCAACTTTCATTAGATGAAGCTAATGAGTTGTTATCTGATTTGGAAGGAATGTTCCCAGATGAACAATACTCAATTTGGCCTGATGAATATGTAGAACCAAAAGAGGTTAGATATTATAACAACAACGCCGTAGATGGTTGGGAAGATATGTTCCCATCATATGATTATTAAAAATAATTTAAAAAAAGTACCAAAAATTTGGTAGTCTCAATTATTTTTCGTATATTAGTACTGTTAATGAGTGAGAGTTAAACCTTTAAAACTTAAAATATGAAATCAATACAACTAAAACAGTATATGTTCACCTTCGAAGAGGGGGGTTGGAATACCGTATGGGCGAAAACTCTACGAGGAGCTAAAAAACTAGCTATTCAACAATACAAAGATTATCCAACCCTAAATCCACGAGTGGATTCTGTTCATTTAGCAACAGAACAAGGTTTGAAAAATGCAATGAGTTTGTTTTACTAAAATTTAAAACTATGAGTGTTATTGAAACATGGAGTAAAAAAGAATTTCTACAATGTATGAGTGATTTGTATAAAGAGGTATATGGTATAAGACCTCGTGGTGTAGATTATCAATCTTGGAGTTTACAAGAACTAAAAGATGAGTGGAAACGATTGGAAAAGATTGCAATCGATGAATTTTGGTATCAAGATTAAAAAAATAAGAATTTATTTGGAATTGTAAAAATAAATTCGTATATTTGTATTTATATAAAACAAAATATGATAGATTACTCAGATTATATATCAGATGAAACCTCTGATATCAAAAAATTAGTAAACGAAATACTAAATCATCCTTTATTAAATGGAGAAAATAGAAAATGGATTGCTCATAATGATAGAGAGTTTTTCTGTCCTGATGGAGGATGTATTGATTTTTATGAAGATGGTATTGAAAGTTCTGTTAAAGGAGTAACCTATATTATAAAATTACTTCAAGAATACAAACCAAAAAGAATACTTGAGGTTGGTATGAATGCTGGTTCTTTTTCAATTATAGCAAAACTAACATTGGGAGATGTAAAGGTTTTTACTGTTGAAAAAATTGAAGAATTTACCGAAAGAGCATCTCAGATAAATAATTTTTTTGGTGAAAAATTAATTACATTATATAGTGGATGGTCTGATACTCAAGAATTCAGAAATTGGACTAATAATTTCACACCATATGATTTTGCTTGGATTGATGGAAATCATACTGAAGAAACTTCAACTTTTGATATAGAAACAGCTATAATTAATAAAGTTCCAATTATTGGATGTGATGATTGTGGACCAAAAATACCAACAGGAGTTTGGGATTCTGTAAATAAATTATCTAATAAAGGATTAATAGAAATTGTAGGAGAATCAAAGATAGAATCAACTGTTGGTGCAATTACTGTTGTTAAAAATTTAAGAAAATAATTTGGTATTTTAAAAAAATATTCGTATATTTGTATAAATTAAAATAAGTTATGGCAAAAAGAACTACAAAAATCACTACACCTAAAAGACAACACAATTTTTCACCCCAAATAGTAGAACCTCAATATGATGAGGTTTTACAATATGATAATCCAAAAGTTGTTGCAGAAATGGAAAAACAATGGCCAGAAATGACAACTGAATTTAAAAGAATAATGTTCACGCAGTATGAACTATTTTGTTTGAAACAATCTAATTATGGACCTGATAATATTTCGGTTGGTTCACGGTTGGAAAATGAAGAAGAGAAGAAAGTATCTCTTACAGGTCTTTGGTTTAGAATGAATGATAAAATTCAAAGATTAAAACAATTAGTTGTACTTGGTAAACAAGATAATATTGGTGAATCATGTGAAGATACTTTCCAAGATTTATCAGTTTATGGTATCATTGCACAACTTGTTTCAAGTGGTAAATGGGCCAAGTAAATTGTTAATAAAATTCCTTAAACTTCGGTGTGTTTTTGGGATTTTCTTATATTTATATGTACACCGATTCCTCTAATTGAGTTTGGGAATCAAAACATTAAACTTAAAAAATAAATTAATTAAAACTAAAAGGTAAAATTATGGCTTTAGACATTAGCGCAATTAGAAGCAGACTGAACAAACTGCAAAACACACAAAGAAAAACAGATGCATTATGGAAACCAACTCCAGGTAAGCATCAAGTAAGAATTGTTCCTTACAAATTCAACAAAGACAATCCATTTATTGAATTGTACTTTCACTACAACATTAACAACAAAACTTATTTATCACCACAATCATTTGGTAGACCAGACCCTATTGTAGAGTTTGCGGATAAACTAAAAAGAATGGGTGATAAAGATGATTGGAAAGCGGCGAAGGCTATGGAGCCTAAGTTGAGAACTTTCGTACCTGTTGTTGTAAGAGGTGAAGAAGGTGAAGGAGTAAGATTTTGGGGATTTGGTAAAACTGTATATCAAGAAATTCTTGGTTACATTGCTGACCCTGATTATGGTGATATTACTGACCCAACTGCTGGTAGAGATTTAACAATCGAATACAAATCAGCAGAAGAAGCTGGTACTTCGTATCCAACTACTACTATTAGAGTTAAACCATCAACATCACCGGTAAGTGAAGATGCTGAAAGAGCAACTGCATTTATTGAATCACAAACTGAAATCACAGATTTATATTCTGAATTATCTTATGATGAATTAAAATCAGTATTAGAAGGTTGGTTGAATCCAAGTGGAGAAGGTGAAACTGAAACAAAAAATGAATCAGTATCTCAATCAACACTTTCAACTGAAACTAAAAGTGAACCAGTAGCACAAACTACAACTTCAGATTCAAAGAAAACTGATGATGTGGCGGCTGCATTTGATGATTTGTTTAACAATTAATTCCAGACTAAATGGCGAAGAAAAAAGAAATGGATTTAGCGGATATCCTTGCGGGTGAGCTAAACAAACAATCAAAAGATTCTAAAGTAGCATTTTTCTTAGATGATGATACTGCACCTACAAATGTAGAAGGGTGGATATCGACTGGATGTGCTATGTTAGATGTGGCCATTTCCAATCGCCCTTATGGTGGTTTGCCTGTTGGTAGAATCACAGAAGTTACTGGTTTGGAACAAAGTGGTAAATCACTACTATCAGCACACCTTTTAGCTGAAACACAGAAACAAGGTGGAGTTGCGGTATTGATTGACACAGAAACTGCAGTAAGTAGAGAATTTTTAGAAGCAATCGGTGTTGACGTTTCTAAACTTCTTTATGTAACAGCAGATTCAGTTGAACAAATCTTTGATTTTACTGAAACAATCATTGAGAAAGTTAGAGAAACTTCTAAAGATAAAATAGTAACAATAGTAGTAGATTCAGTTGCGGCTGCTTCTACTACTAATGAATTAGCATCCGATTACAAAAAAGATGGATATGCTACTGATAAAGCTATTATTATCTCGAAGGCAATGAGAAAGATTACCAATATGATTGGTAGACAGAAAATTTCATTGGTATTCACTAACCAACTTAGACAAAAGATGAATGCGATGTTTGGTGACCCATGGACAACTTCAGGTGGAAAAGCTCTTGCTTTCCATGCCTCTGTAAGATTGAGATTGAAGGGAATGGGACAAATCAAACAAAAGGTAAACGGCAACGATAAGGTTGTTGGAATGAAGGTTCGTTGTCAAGTAATTAAAAACAGAATGGGCCCACCTCTAAGAGCGGCAGATTTTGAAATTTACTTTGATAGAGGAATCGATAATTATGGTTCATGGTTAGGAGTCATGAAAGAAAACAAATTAGTTAAACAGGCTGGTGCTTGGTACACTTACATTGATACACAAACAGGTGAAGAACTGAAATTCCAATCTAAGGATTTTATTCCTTTGATGGATGAAAGAGAAGATGTTAGAGAACAAATCTATAAAAAGATATGTGAAGAAACAATCTTACAATATAAATCAGATACACTTGATATTGATGCAATGGAAGTTGATACCGAAGGTGCTGGTGAAAATGATTAAAAATTCAATATGAGTAAATTAGTTACAATGTTGAGAAAAAGTGCTGAGGCTGATAAGGCCAAAGCACTTTTATCTCTCGAATTATTAGATAAGAAGGCAGTTGGTATTGGTGACCATTCTACTGAAGATTTCTATAAGAATGCAGAAGAAGCATTAGAACTTCTATCTTCTGCAATAGATAGATTAGAAGCGTTAGAGTATTATGAAAACCAAGATTCAAACAAAGAACTTCTTACATGAAAGAACTCTACAAAAACATTTTAGATTCGGTTGAGAAAGACCGAGACCAGAATATCAATAGACACAAGAATTCTCGTGTATTAATTATTGATGGTCTAAATACATTTATCAGATGTTGGTCATCCATTCCTACAATGAATGATGATGGCGACCATGTTGGTGGTGTAACCGGTGCTCTCAAATCTATTGGATATGCCATTAGACAAACTCAACCGACTCGTGTTATTGTAGTTTTTGATGGTAAGGGTGGTTCTACCCAAAGAAAGAAGAAATTTAGTGGATATAAAGCTCAAAGAGATTCTAACAAACTCAGAGTGAATCGTGCATATGCTGATTTAATGAATGAGGAAGATGAGAGAGAATCTATGAAAAGACAATTCGTTTGGTTAAATGAAATGTTAGATGGATTACCTCTTACAACTATGATATATGATGGTGTTGAAGCCGATGATATCATGGCTTATATATCCACCAAACTTCTTAAGGAAGATGAACAGGCGGTGATTATGTCAACCGATAAGGATTTTCTCCAATTGGTTGATGATACAACCATCGTCTGGTCACCCACCAAAAAGAAAATGTACAATACTACAATGATAAAAGAAGAATTTGGTATAGAATCTAAAAATCTTTTATTATATAGAGTATTAGATGGGGATAAATCAGATAATATTCCTGGTGTATATGGATGTGGTATTAAAACCGTAGTAAAAAGATTTCCTGAAATTACAGAAGATGTTAAATTATCAGTAGATGATTTATTAAAACTGTGTGAAGATAAGGAAGCTGAAACAAAGGGTAAAATAAAAATATACAAAGATATACTTAAATCAAAAAGACAAATCTTATTAAATCAAGATTTGATGCAATTGGATGATGTTGATATATCGGGTCAAATCAAAATGAAAACTTTAGATAGATTCAACGAAGAAATCCAACCACTAAACAAAATGGATTTTATGAAAATCCTCCTAAAATACAAAGTAATCGGAAACTTTGGGGATATCAATGATTGGTTAAAAACAACATTTGGAAATTTAATCACAGAATGATAAAACTTATAGAGTTAAAAGATTCAACGAATACTAAATTTATAGGAATAGAAAATGATACTATTTCTACCACTATTTCAAAATATAGTTCATGGGAAGGTCATCTTGTAAATTTATATTATAATCTTATAACAGAAAATAATATTGTAATAGATATTGGTGCTAATATTGGATATCATTCTGTTCATTTTGGAAAACTTGTTGGTAGTAGTGGTAGGGTATTTTCATTTGAACCTCAAAAACTTATTTATGATATTTTATCTACTAATATTTTAAAAAACGGACTTTCAAATATTATAACTCAGTATAATTTTGGATTATCATCAAAAAAACAAACAAAGTATTTATCCAATATCAAAGATATGACTTATGATAATGGAATGGTGAACTTTGGTGGTGTACAATTAAATGATGAAATCACCGGAGGTTCAATTATAAATGTTGAATCTTTAGATAATATTTTTACAGGAAATGTTAATTTTATTAAAATTGATATCGAAGGAATGGAATCTGAAGTAATTAAAGGTGCTACCAAAACAATAAAAAATTCTTTACCAATAATTTTGATTGAAATAAGTAAAAATCATGATGAAATATATTCTTTCTTTAAAGAAAATGAATATGAAATTTATAGGATTATAAATCATGGTAATGGAAATGATTATATTTGTCTACATCAAATTAATCACAAAGATATTATAAATAAAATGGATATTATCTTTAAAAAGTGTAATAACGAATATGAAATTTTATAAAATAAATTTGTATAATTCAAATAATTTTCGTATATTTGTATAAGTTTTAAAAAGAGTCAATGCAAGAACAAACAGATACATTATCAAAATATGGACAATCTTTTCAATCAAAGGTTGTATCGGCACTTATTACTGATAATAAATTCTTAGATACAATTAGTGAAATAACCACTGCTAAGTTCTTTGAGAACGATGCTAATAAGTGGATTATATCTGAGATACTTAATTATCATGAGGAGTTTAGAAAACCACCTACATTAGATGTATTTAAATCTCAATTATCTAAAGTAGATAATGAGATTTTAAAGAAAACTGTGGTAGACCAACTAAAACATATCTACACACAAGTTGGTAATGTGGACTTAGATTACATAAAAAAAGAGTATAGAGATTTCTGTATTAATCAAAATCTTAAAGGAGTAATCCTACGTTCAGTTGATTTACTACAAGCTGGTTCTTATGATAGAATCAAAGATTTAGTAGATGCTGCAATGAAAGTTGGTAACGAAAACAACTTAGGTATGGATTACATCGAAGATTATGATGAAAGAATGCAGGATTTAAAAAGAACAACTGTTCCAACAAAATGGCAACCTATCAACGATTTAATGGATGGTGGATTAGGACCAGGTGAATTGGGAGTAGTTGTTGCACCTTCGGGTGTAGGTAAAACATGGATTCTCACCGCAATCGGTGCAGAAGCTGTTCGGAAAGGTTTGAGTGTGGTACATTATACAATGGAATTATCAGAACACTATGTTGGTGCTCGATATGATACTGTATTTACAGGTATCCCCTCTGCTGATTTGAAGGATAAAAAAGATGAGGTTAAAGCGAAAATCACCAATCTCAAAGGGAAACTTTTAATTAAATATTTCCCACCAAAAGGTGTTACGGTAAAGAAG